CCGGGCGCCAAGGCGGCCGATTGGGGAAGAGGAATATCGCTCCGGGTATCCATCACTGGTTCGCCGATTTGTATTGCACGAACGCGCCGTTCAGTGCGGTATGGACGGGCGCGGACCACGACAGCTCAAACACACGATCGCGGGCCATGCCCAGGCGCTGGAATTGGATCGATTTCAGGTAGTCGCCCTCAACCCCGAAAGAGGCTCGGATGGGGTTGCCCCATGTGCGTCCAGCGGTGTCGGACCAACGTAGGAAGACGGGCACTTCCTGATTCTCCGCGCCGGTCCCGACCTGAAACGCCGCAATGAACTCCCGGTACATCACACGGCTAGAGTCGTCGTCCACCATGTGCGGGAAGGAGCGAATGCGAGCCACCGGGCCGCCGTCGTCAGTCATGGCCAGCGGATCCAAGCGGTACAGGTTGCCATTCTCCCAGTCGCCGACGATAGGCTGTCCATACGCAAAGGCGAAGCACGATGCGCGGTGGCGCTTGAAGGCACCTTCCTGGTCCAGCCACAACCACTCGTGCCACTGACTCGTGCTCAGGTCAAACACCCATGTCTTGTTGGCGGTCGGGAACGTCAGCACGTACCAGAAATGGCCATCGATCTGCATGGTGAACGCTTGGGCGTCGTCCACGCGCGGGTAACTTTGGATTTCGTTCTCGATCGCGTGAGTCGAGATCCGGGCGGCCGCGTAATCCTCCGTTCGCACGATGATGCACTTGCCTTGCGGCGACTGCGACAGCCAGTACACCGAGCCGTCCATCTGCGCGACGGAGAATGGAGCGATGCAGCCGTGCTGGATGAATGCGCCCGGCATGCGGGCATACGGGAAGAGGTCTCCGCCGGCGTTGTACCAAACCTCGGTGGTCAACGTTCCCAGCAGGAAAAGGTATCGCTTGGTGATCGCCAGGGTGACAAGCTTGTCGCTGAAGCCCGTCTTGCTGGCGAAATCGGTCGCATCGAAATCGGTCTGGAACGCCAGCGAGATGTAGAACTGCGTGGTCCCCGGGCGCGGCAGCACGAAGAACCCGTCCGAATACTGCACCGTGTTGCCGCCGTAGAACGAGTCCTGGGTGATGGACGCGAACAGGTTGTCGTCCAGGCGGATGGTGTAGCCGGCCGACGTATTGTCCACCAGCACGATCGACGTTCCGTTGTCGACCATTGAGCACGGACCGGCCGACGAGGCGATGGCGCCGATCTCTGTGAGGGTCCAATCGCTCGCGATGACGTACACGCCCGCGCCGCAGACGCCGTACAGTTTGCCGTTCGAGGCGGCATACAGGCATCGCCATCCTGAGCGCGCAGACTGCGCCAACCGCACCAGCCCAGGTGTGGGATAGTGCGTCGTGGGGAACGTCGAATCCTTCGGATTCAGCTCCATGTAGAGGTTCACGCACCGCTGCGCGCTGGCGATGATGCTCTTCGCCATATACGCGCCGGTGGTGAGTGCAACCTTAGCCCTAGCCCGCGCTCCCGATGTAGTAATCGCCGTAGATGTTGTACGAGCCGCCGCGCCCCTGGAGGCTGCCAGGCATCTGCAGGCGAGGTATCTGCGCGTTGGCCTCTTCGATGATGCGCATCGAGGCCTCCGCCTTCTTCGCCACGATCTCGTTCATCGGCAGCCCGTAGAAGGGGTATAGCTCGAGTGTCAGATTCCACATCAGCGCCGCCTTGTACTCCGGCGGCAGCGTGATCTCTTCGTCCATGCCGGCGAACTGCTGCAACTGCTGCATGACCGTGATGTGGATTTCGTACTGATTGTTCGGCACCGGCCAGGGGAAAAGATTACCCAGCGGATTGGCCGCGTCATAGAAGATGAACTGCGGGAAGGCGTTGAGCGTCTTCAGGCCAATCCGGTTGTAGTCCTCGCGCGCGCGCAGGATCGTGAACGGATAGTCCACCGGCAATTGCTGATTGAACTGCTGGCGGAAGAACGCCGATTCCAACTTGGAGGGCCGCGGGATGTCGAAGTCGCCGCCCGGGCCAACCGTGTACGAGATCTGCCCTGTGGCCACCTTCGATGCCGTCACGAGCTCGTACACCATGTAGCGGCGCCGCTGCCATTGCGCCATCATCATGTTCAGGAGGTTGAACGAGTCGTTCATGTCCTCGGCGTCAGCCGTCTGGCCGACACCCAGCACGTTGGCCGTTTTTAGGGCCAACTCGATGATGTCGCTCGGCGTGGTGGGCAGCGGAACGGACCTGGCTTACCCCTGCGCCGCGGCGATCTTCTCGCGCAGCTTATCCAGACCGGTGGCCGGATGCACCTTCAGGCCCAGTTCTTTGGCTTGTGCCAGCAGGGCCTCCCGTTCGGCGTCCGCAGCCGGATCGCCGTCTTCCTTCTTGCCCTCGGTCACGATCGCCTCTTCTTCGGCATTCTCGACCAGGATCTGTGAGCCGTCGGCCAGCGTTACCCACTTGGGGAACTCCTGGAACACGTACGGCGCGGTGAAATCTCGATTGTTCATGGGATCTCCCGGGGCGGGAGGGCCGAAGCCCTCCCCGTTGACTTAGACCACGTCGGCGACGACGCAGGCCCATTCGGGCCGGATGGCCGCATAGCCGTACAGAATGTCCATACGGGTGATCAGCGCGTCGTTCATGATGTCGTAGGCCTCGATCATGCGCAGGCTGACGCCGTCGAACTCCGCGCGAGCCGCCTGAACCACGCCGGCCGTGGGCATTTCCAGGTCGGCGGTGGCCAGCGTGAATGCCTCCGGGTAGAACGCGAGGTTCTGGCGATACTGAGACCCGGCAGCGGCCACCAGGCTGATCTGCGCGCCGTTGGCTGGCGATGCGGTCACGGTGTTGTACGCCGCGGGGGCGGGCACGATGGCGGGGTAGATCGGGATGGAAGTCGCCCCGGATGCCACATTGGCCGTCACGACGAACTGTCGCAATTCGCCCTGGCTCTCGCCGGTCAGGCGGTTGATGGCATTCACGCCGGCGATCGTGATGATGTCGCCCTTGTTCAGGGTGCCGGTGATGGCATTGACCACCAGGGTGTTGCCCGTCTGCCCGGCGCCATTGACCGTTCCCGCGGAGAAAGTGCCCACCGTATGGATCTTGGTCGTCTGGTCGTACATCCAGTCGAAACCCAGGGTGTCCCGGGTGATCAGGCCGGTTTCGTACTGCCCGGAGATCTTCTGCTGCGGGTTGAACAGGCCGGCCAGGGTGCCGACAGTTCGGGCCTGGGTGCGCGGATCCAGGATGATCATTCGGTCCATGCGCGGCGCCAGGTTGAAATCGATGGCCGCGCCGGCATCGAGCCACGTTCCGGGCACCGGACTCGCCATATTGCCGCCACTGGTGTTGAACACGAGGTTGGCGGACGAATCGGCCACGTTCATCAGGTCGCCGGCCACCGCAGCCGCCAGACGGTTCACCGCGGGCGCCAGGATCCGCTCGGAGAAATCGTCCAGGGACATCGTTTTCTCGGCAGTGCCGAACGACACGGGGACGTGCTTCTGGGTGGCCACGGTGAGCGTGGTGTTCTGCTCGTTCGTGCCCTGGGGCGTGATCGCCGGGCCGGTACCGACTAGGTAATCGTTGGGCAGGCGGATGCGCAGCGTGTTGCCGATCTTGGCGCCGGTGCGAGCGAATTGGTCGTCGTATTGACGCGATACGGTACGCAGGAAAGCGTTGGTCTGCGTGAACAGACGCACCGCTTCGTTGGTGATCATGTCGATGGTGAGAAGCGAATTGGCCCTGATAGCCTCCGTTGAGCAAAGGGAGAGAAAGCGCGGGACTGCGCTTGCTGTCTCTGCCCTCGGGAGACTGATTCCGGGCCAACCGACGATTTTTACTGCCGGGCTCGCCTACACCCTATTGCCCCTTGCGGGTTACCACCCATGCCGTGCGGCACGTGCGGCAAATGTAGGCCTCAAACCTGAGGTTTTGCAACTACCGACGCCGCGCGGTCTGATTGCGCCATGCAATCCAGGCTTTCGGATCGGCCTTCGGGTCGGGCTCAGCACCCTCCGCGCGGCCGGTTCCTTCGATCGGGGCAATGGGGGCCGGCGCCGAGGAAATTGCCTTGGTGTACGCCTGGACCGCCTTGGGGGCCAGTTTGGCCATCTCGATGGCCATCTGCACCGGCGGCAGCCCCGAAATGCGCATGGCTTCCTCAATATTGGCGGCATCGCCCAGGAACCGAACCACCTTTTCGGGATTGGGCATGCTCGTCAGCGCCTCCAGGAACTCGGGCGAGCCGATTCCAGCGATCTGCAGGTTCTGCACGGAGCGGTCGAACTCGTCGCCGAACTCCTTGCGGCCCGCTTCTTCGATGGAGGTGACCCGCTGGGCCATGGATTGCTGCTTGACGAGTGCCTGAGCCTCCTGAAGGGCCATCGTGCGCGCCAGTTCCACCACGTTGGGGTGAAGCTGCTGCTGGGGCTGAGCCTGGCCCTCCTGCTGTTGCTGGGGGGCGGCCGCCAGCAGCTGTTCCAGTTCCGCGACACGGCGTTCGGACGCTGCGGCTCGTTCGTCGGCGGCCTTCTTGGCCGCGGTCAGCTCTCCAAAGCGGCGAATCGCCCATTCGGGCGGGTCGGCCCGGGGCTTTTCGGGCGGCGTAGACGTTTCGGGGGGCGTCGTCGTGCCCTCGGCGCCAGGTTGCTGCTGAGTTGCAGCCGGTTGTTCCACGGCAGTTTCGCTCATGTGTTCCTCTTCAGGGTTGGCCTACTGGTTTGCCCAGGTCGGTGACGACCAGGCCGGTTGCGTATGCCTCGGCGCCGGACAGGCCCGGAACGTTCTCGCCATCGGCAAGGGATGGCATATCCAGGGCGTCGCTTGTGCTTTGCACTCCCACGGCCGCCAGCAGTTCGGGCGGAATGGCAGCGATCAATTTGGCCATCCGGTCGGTTTCTGCCTTGAACGCCTCGATCGTGGATTTGCGCTCGTTCTCCATCCGCAGCGCCAGATGATTCAGCGCGTCGGTATCGACCTGCTGCTTGGCGATCTTCAGTTCCTCGGTGCGGTCCTGGAGCGCCTGTTGCAGTTGCTGAATGATCTGGGCCGCCTGTTCGAGCTGACCCATCAACTGCTTCTCGGACGCGGTGGCGCCATCGCCGCGCACCTCGGGCGGGATCCAGTTGCGGATGCGCTCGGCGATGGCATCGGACATCGGGAAATCGCCCATCTTGGCGAACAGGTCTCCGATGACCTGCGCGAGCTGCGGCACGCCGGTGATCAGCTCCTTCATCGCCTGGAATGCCTCTTCGCGACGCGTGTCGAAATTCGGCCCGGCTTTGGCCACCACGTCGTAGGTGCCCACGGCCGGATTGAAGATCGAGCGAATGACGTTGTTCTCGGCGTCGCGCTCTTGCTGGAGAGCTACACGAGCCTGCGGGTCCACCTGGATCTGCGATTCTTGGCCATCCTCGCCCATGATCCGGATGATGCGCCGCGTGTCGTAGATCTTGGGAATCAGGTCGATCAATTGCTTGCCGGTGAACCGCAGTGCGTTGGCCAGGTTGTCCAGATAGTGGAACGTGGCACGCTCGCCCTGATCTTTGCGATTGTCCAGCGCCACGCCGGACAATTCTTGCGTCTGCTTGCCGAACGTGGCCTCGTATTGACCGCTGGCCATCATCATCTCGATGGCGGCAGCTTGCATGCCCGCAGTGAATGCCTCGGCCGCCTGGGGCGGCTGTGGGCGCTCCGGCTTCGGGATGGGGTTGCCGTTCTCGTCCATCCCGTTGTAGGCCAGATAGGCATGGTTCTCGCGGTTCGCGGTGGCCCAATAGTTCTCCAGTCCCTCGAACGCCTCCAGCGGCCCCACCCACGGCGTCTTGGTCTGCAACGCGCCGAACTCCACCTGGGCCGACGTGTT